GCATGTGGAAGTGGATCAAGAGACTATTTGGAAAGCCGTCCGCGACTGGCCCAGCGCCAGCCTCGCCGAGCTTGCCATTAGAATCCACAACCGTCTCCACACCCGCAGTCAGCAAGGCTTACGACGAGCGCAGGCTGAACACCCCGAACAAAAGCGGACGCCCCATCACCCCGACCATGATCGTGTTGCACCATACGAGCGGCAGCTATAACGGCGGCGTCTCTTGGTGCATGAACCCTGAGAGCAAGGTGAGCTACCACGTCATCATCGCCAGAAACGGCAACCGCACCGTCCTCGCCGACGACACGGCCCGCTGCTGGCATGCAGGCATCAGCTCATGGCAGGGCGTGCCGGACTGCAACAGCTACAGCCTCGGCGTGGCGTGGGACGGCAATACATACGAAGACCCTCTCGGTGAAGCGGCGATGGAGTCCGCCATCCAATACATCGTGCCCCGCATGAAAAAGTGGCACATCCCGATGTCCCGCATCGTGACCCACCAGCAAATCGCACCAACCCGCAAGAACGACATCTCCCCCGGCGACGCCGCCCGCTTTAAGTCACGGCTGAAAGCCGCGCTCAACTAACCCTGCCAACTGCCAACTGCTAACTGCCAACTTCTAATCCTATGGCCAAAACAATTCCCCAACTAACCGACGCCACCACCGTCAACGCCGCCGACGAACTAATCATCCAGCAGGGCGGCATCACCAAACGCGCCACCGGCGCCGAGCTGGCCAAGGGGCTGAACACGATCAACGGCACGGTCAACGTGAAAGACTTCGGCGCGGTCGGTGATGGCGTAGCCAACGACACTGCGGCGATCCAAGCGGCGTTCAACGCCAGTAATGTCGTCTATTTACCAAAAGGCACATACCGCGTCACCGACAAAATTACACTACCTAATCACGCGGTGCTGTATGGGACCGACCGGCATAATTCAAGCATCCGCGTTGGCGCTGATTTTAACATGTCTGCAACAGGAGTTTTTGCCGTTTCCGCAGTTCACGAACCTGGCCCAGATTTTCGGGACTTTGAAATTTTATTTGAACAAGACACAAGTAACAATGTTCGCGCTAACGTCAGGCAGTATCCTCCAGCGGTGGATCTTTATACGGTGCGTGCCGGTCGCAATAAATTTTCAAGACTGCGTATCACAAATGCGTGGGTTGGGCTTGATCTACGGGGAAACAACGGAGGCACAAACATACAAGACCTTGAAATATCGGCATTTCATAAAGGCGTAATTTTTGACGGTGCTTTAGATATTGTTTATATGTCCGACTTTCATTTTTGGCCATTCGGATGCTCTGGAACGCCGCTAGAAAGCGTGTTTGCCGATGGCAATACAATCGCCGGAGAATTAAAAAATATTGACGGATTGCATGCCGAAAGCCTGTTTACTCTTTTTGGAAAGTTTATAGTCGATGGCGGTTTTGGAATGATCAACACGGTCATGCTGGACAGCAACTATGCCAACATAGAGTTTAAGAATGGGGCCATTTATGCAGTTGGCGCCATGTATTGCTCAACTGGTGCCGTTGATGATTTTGCGATAAGGGTAAACGGCACCGAAACAAGGGTGGCTGTTGCTGCTATGTGGCTAATCAATAATGCAGACATGCCAACTGGTGGATTGGTTCAGATAACAAGCGCGACCGCCGAACTAATTATTGGAAATTTTCATGTGCGAACTTCTGGCGACAACACCAGCTTTGTTTACATGACCGATGGATCTTTGCTGTTGGACAATGGATTTTTGGAGCCGCCCGTGGGCAATCTTTTTGGCGGCCGCGCTGCTGATCAACGGGCTTTTATTAACGTCTTAGGTGGAAGGTTGTCGCTTACACAAGTTCGCGTGCGCGATAAGGGCGGGGGAACCGGATTGCTGATTGAAGCATCTGCGTCGCCCGACCGTCACACCGTAAGCGACCTAACTGCCCCTGGGTGGACGGTGTCTTTTGCCAGCAATACAACCGATTCAAATTTTTCCAACAACACGGTGGCAACAACAAATGCCGGATCGAGGCGTGTTTGCGCGACCAAAGAGTTCGATTACTCTGGCACGTTAGACGGCTCTGGCGAGGCGGTGTTTGCTCACAACCTTGGCGTGGGAGCAGGCAACAGGTTTTTGGTTGTGCAGGCATGGGAGGCTGACGGCCCGTGGTATCCGTTGGATATTGATTATATTGACGGAGTGAACATAGGCGTCTCTGGCGGAACCGCATCCGCCACTTATCGCGCAACAATACAGGCGAGAATTCCTAGCTAATGCCCCTCCAATCCCCAACCGCCCGCGACGGAGACGCAGGTTTCGTCGGCTTTGCCAGCCGCATGAATCCGGTGGCGTTGCCGTCGGGCGTGTTGCAGCTCTCGGAGAACATGCGCTTGGACCGCGGGACGGCCAAGACACGGAAGGGTGCGCGGCGGCTGGCGGATGAGATCCTGCCATCGAGCTATCCGATGACGCTGCCGTTTAACTTTGAGGTGACGCTGCCGGTCGATCTGGATTTCACGCTGGCGCTTAACCCGGATGGGCTGGTGCTGCTGAATCAATATCCGGGCGGGATCTTTGCCAGCTACAGCTACCGTTCGCCGGGGTGGAATAATCAAGAGTCTATCGTGCTGGCCGGCGCCAGTGCGGCGCATGTCTATGTGGACAATTTCTACGCGCCCATCGTGGATGACCAAGGCAACCCGATCACGGATCAAGATGGCAACGAGATTTACTCGCAAAGCTACGCCGACAGCATCCCGTATCCGAGCGGCCAGATCATCGACCCCAGCGACACGGTGAGCATGGTGCAGGCGTTTGACCGGCTCTATCTGCTGCGCGAGGCCAGTCCATCGCAACAGGGCTTCGAGGAGAAGCCGGCCGGCCCAATCACGGTGAGCGGCACGACGGCCACGGTGACGTGTCCGCAGCACGCGCTATCCGCTGGCATGCGGGTGCGGCTGGAGGGCGGGACGGTGGCGGCGTTTGATGGGCAGGAATTTGAAGTGGCGGCAGCGCCCAACGTGAACAGCTTTACCGTAACGGTGCCTAGCGGCACGGCCTCCGACGCGACGATTATCGGACGCAAGGTGCGGCGGACCAAGGCGCCTCTCTATTGGGATGGCAACCCGCAAGGGGCTTTCGTCAAGGCGACGGCGGGCATTCCGGCGGAAGGGCCGACCTATCGGCGGATGCGCTCCGTGGGCTGGGCAACGTATGCCAATGGCCGACTCGTCCTTCCGGATGGCCGTGACCAAGTGATGCTTTCAGATGTCTTGAACCCGGATCTGTATGATCCGTTCTTCCAGTCGTTTCGGGCGAACCAAGGCAGCAATGACTACATTGTGGCGGTGCATCCGTGGGTGGAGGGTTCGTTCTTGGTCTTCATGCGCAACTCGATCTGGTTGGCAACAGTAAATCAGTTCGCCTCAACGGATGGCGGTTCGTTTGCCGTGGACTCGCCGGTATCGAAGCTGGAGCTGCTGACCGATGAGATCGGGTGCAGCGCCCGGCAGTCGATTGCTACGGCGGGGCAGTTTGTCTATTTCCTGAGCGACGCCGGCGTCTACCGGCTCGACGCTCGGTTGGATCTTAAGTTGCGGGGCGACACGAAACCCTTGTCCGACCCGATCACCGACCAGATCGGGCGCATCGTGAAGAATGGAGCGGCATCCGCCGTGGGCATCTGGCATGACAACCGTTACTGGCTGGCGGCGCCGGTCGATGGCGCGGACATCAACAACGCCCTCTTTATCTACTCGGCGCTCAATGACCAGTGGGAGACGGTGGATTACTACGGCTTCGGACTGGATAACTTGTTGGTCAGCGGCCAGTCCACCGACCGCCGCCTGTATGCGGCGAGCCGGGCGGGCAAATTGTTTCTCATGGAGGATCTGGAGCGGGGCGACGATCCGCCGGACAGCACGTTGCGCGAGGAATTTTTCACCGCCGTGACCGGCCGCATCCGCACGCGGCGGTATGGCTTCGGCAGCATGCACACCAAGCGGTTCGTCCGGTCGATGGCCGATGTGGTCTTACCAGATACCGGCTCCATCACCGTGAAAGCCTACATGGTCAACCCGGATGCTGAGATCACGCTGGTGCCGGGACAAACCAACACCTCGGGGCTGGCCGAAGACTATACTCTGAAGCAACCGATCAGGCAGAAAGCGCACTACGCCGAACTTGAATTTCTCACAACGGCCAACCGGCCGGAAATCCGCAACGTCTCGATTGAAGCAACCGCCGAAGGTTCGCCGCAGACCGAGACCAGAAACGTCGCTTAAAAATTATGGCTCAACTTACAAAAGGACAAACCTTCGCCGGTGCCGAGACGGTCACGGCGACCAAGCTCAACAATCTCGTCGATAACGCGACCATCGCCAATATCGTCAATGCTGACATCTCAGCCTCGGCGGCCATCGCCCTAAGCAAACTGGCGACCGGCGCCCTGCCGACCGGCATCACAGTTGCCTCGGCTAATCTGGTAGACGGCACCATCGTAGACGCTGACGTGTCTGCCTCGGCCGCCATTGCCCTAAGCAAACTGGCCACAGGCGCCTTGCCCACGGCGATCACGGTGGCCTCGGCAAACTTGGTGGACGGCACCATCGTCAATGCGGACGTGTCCGCCTCGGCGGCCATAGCCGGGACGAAGATCGCGCCGGACTTCGGCAGCCAGAACATTGTGACGACCGGCACGCTGGGCGCAGGGGCAACCACGCTTTCGGCGGCACTGACCTTGGGCAACAATGACATCGTATCCGGCACCGGCGCCGGCACCAAGATCGGCACGTCAACAACGCAGAAGCTAGGCTTCTTCGACAAAACTCCAGTCGTCCAACCGGCCGCAGCCAACCAAGCGGCGCTGACCAACAGCACCGGCGGCACGGCAGACGGCACGCTGGCGGCGGTGAGCGGCACCGGCGACGACGCGGATATCAATAACAACTTCACCGAGCTGCACGTCCTGCTGAACGAAATCCGCACGGCGCTGGTCAACCTCGGACTCATTAAGGGAGCAGCATAATATGGCGACAATCAACATCACACAGGGCTACTCATGGACCTCGGGCGAGGTGGTGACACCGGCCAAGATGAACTCGGCGGCGGCGCCGACCGCGGCCTTGGCGGCGGCATCTATCGTCAACGCCGACGTGTCGGCCACGGCGGCCATTGCAGGCAGCAAGATCACGCCGAACTTTGGTTCGCAGAATGTCGTGACAACCGGCGCCGGCGGCATTGGCACGGCCACGCCCGCAGCCTCGGCCCAGCTCGAAGTCGCCA